TGTAGTTTATTTTAGGAGTAACATTAAAGATAGATTTAGTGCCAACAAAGAACTTTTTGTTTTCTGGATTGATACCACAGAAGACTGCCGGCGCCCCGTCCCATTTTACTGAAACTGTGGATCCACCTGACCCTCCCTGTAACATTTGTTTGATAGACTTCAGAAATTCAATGGCTGTTTTAGCACCTTTACTACCATTGTTAATTATTTCGTCTTCTAAATGCTCAAGATGTGTATTCTTATCTTCTACAAGATAATCTTGAAATTTCTGCATTATGCACTTTCTCCATTAATCTAATATGTATATATTATAACACAACTATTTATAAAAATCTAGCTGTTTGTTTACTTGTACCCTCTGTATAGTAGTTTTAACCCCAAGTAAGCTCCTAATTTACCTTTTTGTTTTGCTTCTCTATATTCACTATCGCTTCTAATAGTCATTAACAAAGTGAGTTTTTCTCTACCAGCAAACACATCTATAAACCACTCTTGAACTGAAGCATTGTTTAAGTATGCCCTAACTTTGTTAATCTTTGGATATAATTTTGCTAATTTATCGCCTTGTTCGTCAGCTCTAATTCCTATTGCTTTTACTAAAGTCAAAGGTACTTCGTCTGAACTACCTGGTGTTTGTAATCTAAACTCTTGACCTATCCATTTTTTTGTAGCATCTAAATCTTTGTTGATTAAATCACACATATGTTGACGACAAACTTTATTTTGTATTTGATATAACTCATCAAACTTTTTTTCGTTTCTTTTGAATTGTCTTAAAGCAGCATTGACAACTTCAGGATTTGGTTTTTGATTTTTACCACCTATATCAATCCAATTATTTTGATTAACAGATTTGGGTATACCTGGTAGTTTAGAATAACATTGTTTCCACAATTTTTCTTTTAACTTTTTTTCAGATTGCGAATCTGACTTTACCCACATATCTTTTTTTATTGTAGTACGAACATAACTGTTCATCTTAGGTTCTGCTGATTTAGCAGTTCCTGCTTTTAAACTTATACCTGAGATTTTAGGAGAACCTGTTTTAAAAATTATGAAGATATCACCTGCGTGATTACCAGGAACGCCTTGAGGTTTTGCTCTGTATCCCCATATTACTTTATCTATAGGCCTAGTTTTGTTAAGTTCGTAAAGATATTTTAATATGCCAACTGCATTACTTAATTTTTCTTGACGCATATCAGGTCTAATTCTAAAGATGTCCTGAATAAAAGTATATGCTGAGTTTACATCGCCATTATCTACAAATGCTTTTCTACTTGGACCACCATTTAGAGCTTTGTTTTCTGCTAAACTGACGATATAATCGCTCATATCTTCAGGTCTATTAATTAACTTTTTATTATTAAACGCTAAAGCGGGAAATAATTCAGTAATAGTAGAGTTTATAGTGGTTTGTTTACCGCCTGTTAAAAATTGTTCTGCCATACTATTATTTATATAACAGTATCACTTTTTTGTCAAGCGTTAAAAAAAGATAATTTAAGCGGAAATGCCGTCTCATAGCCGCCTGCTAAGCGGTGTTAAGAGCTGTTCGTGTATGATAGTACCCCCTAATTTTAGTTAGGAAGTGCTTTGCCTTTGAATACTACTGATACATTTTCTTTATCGTTCTCAACAGACCTTAAGGTATAAGGTATTCTTGAGTCAAAGACTATGACTCGACCTTGTCTTGGCCAATATGATTTCACAATGTTTACAATTGGGTCGCCATTAATTCCATAAGGTGTATTGATTGCTATTGCTTTCATATCATCTGTAAAATTAGGTGTCCATAAATCTAGTGTACCACCATCTTCTGGTTGCAAGTCTGGTGCTAAGTTTACAATGACAGTATAACAATTACCTACTTCAGCAGTAGGATAAACTTTATTAGTGCTTTTATTATATATATCAATATAAGAATCAGTAAGGTCAATACCAGGGTTTACTTGTTCCCAAAGGTCTTTAACCCAATCTTCATCTAAGTAAATTTTTTGACTTTGACCTGTCTTAAATTTTTCTAAAGCACTTTCATAATATCTTTTGATATCGTTTTGAGGTATTGTATCATCTGTATGTCGTATAACTTGACTATAGTCTCCACCTATTAGAGCATCAGCACTTACTGTATAAACTTTACCAGATTTAGTATCTGTAATTTCAAACTTACTAGGTTGCTCTGGGTTACCTATTGATTCAATATCAAATTTGCTTTCGTTTACATCAATACCTGATTCTTTTAAAGAAGTATTATCGCCTTCGACCACACTTCCCATATCAACTACTTTTGTCATCACCAGTCTCCTCTTCCTCTTCAAATAGTATCATGGTAATTAAACTGTAGATTGCCATGTCCATTAAGGTATCTTTAATACCTTCTTCTTTAAATTTAAATTCACCTTTCTTGATAAAGTTACTTATACGAGCATACTTATCACCCATACGAATAACAGAACCTTTCCAAGCAGAAATACCAGATAATTCTGACAGTCGAAAGTTAGCAAAGATATCTTCATTTGCACCATAATCATGTCTCTTCTTATCGTGCAACTCTCTTATGACATCTAAAATTTCATAAAACCTTTTACTTTGTTTATTCAAATTATCCATTATATTACTCCTAGTGTCAAGAAGAAAGGAATGCCACCTTGGGCAGCCCATTCTTTGTGTTCATTTTGATGGTCACAAACTCGTTGTGCTGGACCTTTAAATTCAGATTCAACAATAATACTGCCAGTTGGTTTCTCAATGCACAGCCAACGAGTTTTATTAGCATTAATACTAACTCTTCTTACTTCATAAGAAAAGTTTGATTTCTTTGCGACCTTTTTTCTCATACTTACTCTTTTGTTTCAGTTGATACAGGTTCTTCAACAGCTTCTTCAGCCTTAGGTTCTTCAATTTCAGCAGAAGATGGTACATTCTCTTGAATATATTTTGCATGATGAGCAACAATAATCTTAGCATTCTGTACGTCTTGCATTAGATTATTAATTTGTTTTTGGTAACTAGTTACCTGCAGTATTGCCTGTTTTACTTCTGGTGTGAATTGAGTTTCATCATACCATTTGTCGTTTAGTTTAATAGCCATATTATTTAATCTCCTTAAGGTTATGGTTTATGGTTATACTTTAAAATCTGAGAACTGTCCCAGTTTTTTAAACTTATCATTAGACGATAGTGTATCTTGCCCACTATCAACTAAATCAGTTTGTGCGTTTTGTTCTACATCATAGAAACGCATTTTAGACCTATCGACACCAAGTATAAACTTTCTATTTACAGTCGGGTCGTTATATCTATTCTTTAATTGTTTGACCATTATCTGGTTCTTTTCTTCTAGTTCTTCACTACTAATTAAAGCAAACATAAAGTCTGCTGTTGCAGGAAGACCAAAACTTTCTGAGGTATCTTCTAGACCTACATCACTACTCACAAAACCACCTCGTGTTGTTTGAGTAGCAGAGAAAATAGGAATATCATATTCGACAGCAAGACCTCGTAATTCTTCAGCGATTGCTTTAATCATTGTATAACTATTTACATTTGAACCAGACTTAAATCTAGCCGATGTACATATATTTAGATAGTCAATAAAAACGATATCAGGTTTAAAAGATTTCTTTAATGCTAATTCACTAAGCAAGTTTTTAAAATGACCTGTGTGAGCAGTAGCAGTAGGATATTCTTTGATAATTAATTGACCTGTTGTTTTCTTTTGTAACTTATTAATCTTTGTTTCATACATCTTATAAGGCAATTCTTCTAAATCACTCATACCGACATTCAATAAGTTTGCGTCTATTCTTTCAGCAATACGTTCTTCAGCCATTTCTAAAGTTACATACAATACATTCTTACCTTGTAATAAAACAGATGAAGCAAGGTGTGTCATAAACATTGTCTTACCAACACCAGTACCTGCAAGACAAATGTTCAAAGTCTTACTTGGGATACCACCTCTTGTAATCTTATTAAAAAACTCTAGGTCTAATTCTAGTCTTTCTTCTTTTCTATTGTAATACTCATATCGTTCTTTTGATTCTTGCAAATAATCATGACCAACTTTTTGGTCAAAGGATACTGAAAGAGCAGTTGACAATAATTCTGGAAGATATTCTGGTGTATGTTTCTTATCTTTACCATCTATAATTTGTATACCATTTAAAATTGCATTGTGAATAGAACGGTCTTTACAAAACTTTTCTGTTGTCTCAACTAACCATTCTAGATTAACTGGTTCAGGATTTAGAGTAGATAATATATCAGTAACTTGTTTATACTCATCTTCATTAATAGATTTATTACTATTGATTTCTATTGATAAGGATTCTTTTGTAGGAAGATTATTATACTTATTAACAAACTTATATATTTCTGTAAACAATACTTTTTCTAATCTATCAGTAAAGTATTCTTCTTTAATAAAAGGTAAAACTTTTCTACAATATGCTTCATTGTGAATTAAGTTTCTAATCGCTGTTCTTTCAATTCTTTCCATTACTTACCTTCTTTTAACTGTTCACCAAACCAAGTACCCGATAACTGTTCATCAAGCAATACAACTAGAATATCACCAATATGATTTACAAACTCTTGACTTTCTGTATCAGCCATAATATTATTTTCAATAACAGTATAATCAAACACCATAGGTAAAGCACCTTCTGGTGTCTTTTCTTCTTCTGGTCTAAAACCTACGTTACCATATTTAAGAACTATACTTGCATATGGTCCACTCATCAATTGAATTGCTGTAAAGTCTTCTCCTGGCTTTTCAACAAATACATAATCTTCTCTATGTTTAGGACTGGTCGTCTGGTGTATCGCTGGTGTCTTCGGCTTCAACTATATCTCCATATTTAAATTCTTTAGTACAAACTTCGTCTAACTGTTTAAGTATATCCGGTGTGAAATACTTTTCAGGATTATTATTAATTGTTTTACCAAATGTTTTAGTGCCATCAGGCAATTCAACTCTTGTTGATACTGATTTAAATATACCATGTTTCAATGCTAAATCTAGCAACCCATAATATCTATCTAAACCTTTGTCATAAGTTAATCGAACATCTACTACTTTATTTTCTTTTGTCAATCTAGATTTATAATTTTTACAATGTATTATATTACCAATAATTTCTGTGCCGTCTTTTTCTTTTCTCTTTGACAGATAGACAATTGAACTAGCCGCATACTTCAGACCAGAACCACCACCCATTTCTTTTGTTGGGAACATACTACCGACAACATCATAAGTATGATTTGTTATGATAAGAGGAACTTTTGCCTTACCTAACTTTAATGTTAATACTCTAAATGCAGCCTTAACAATTTGTGCCCTTGTCATATCTCTAGTTTCTTTACCTGCCTGTGTATCTTCCATTTCTTTAGTTGTTGATAACATGCCTAGAGAATCTAATACAAGTAACAATGGTTTTTGTT